GGTAGTGGAGTCATATCCTCCAACTCCTCTTGAGGTACATTATATGCACTTGTCACATTACTCATAAAGTATTTATGGTGACAACGCATAGGATATGAAATACTACCAGCAGCCCATGTATTTGCCATACTTTTTCTACTACTAGGTCTCAAATAATGTATATTACCACCAGAGAATTGCATCTTGTCATAGTCTACATCTGTGATTCTAACCATTGGGAATGTATCCCAAAATGGTAGATTAGGTGTCGCTGCTGAGTAATTAAAAAATATAATGTCACCTAGAGTGAAAGCACCAGTATATGGTTCCAATCCATACTGCAACTGCTCTCTGTACCATTGCTTAGACTGCATGGCACCTCCTGCTAAATCTTTTACGTCCGTGAAGATACTCATACTCCTAGATGATGTTCCGTTAATATCAAGAATGCCATTCTACGATCCTTACAGTACGCTCTTGCTGCTTTCCATTTAGCAGTGTTTACACCATAAGTCTTCACTTCAGTTATAAACCTCCTAGACTTTTTCTGAGGTTTCGGTGGGAGAGTTTGTGCATAAGGTTTAATTTCAATAATGCTCTTTGCGAGTCCTCCTGATTTTGTCCTCGCTTTAACATAAAAATCGGGATAATAGCGATGGATCCGATTATCCACGGGACTGCGATAAGGTATAATAATTTCTTCACTTCCCCACTCTAAGACGTTTGCATTTCGATCACACCAACCCATGAATTTTTTTTCCCACAAACTCCTATAAATAATCTTAGTGTGATCACCTTTGTACTTATGTTTGTTTGATGGTCGGAATTTCCCTTTATAAGACATGACGTTAGTTTTCCCAACAAGTAAACCGTTAGGAGCGAATAATCGAAATAGCAGAGAAGCTATTAAGGATGATGCTGCTTTCCCAACGAGGGTGATAGATTACCTTAAAATAGATATTTATGGACATGAGCACGATGATATCATCGATACAATATATCTATACCTACCAAACAAGTTAAGTGAGAAATATACAGCAGAATATAAGAATGTATCATTAGGTGCAGCAGGACAAAACGTAGTTGGTGCTGCTAAGAAGATTGTTAAATCTGGTGGTGAATTTGGTGGAGAATCATTTAAAAGCGAATTAAAGGGATTCGCAGATGCTGCAAAACCAGCATTAGCATTTGGTGCAGGTGCAAAAGCAATAAATGCAACAGTTGGTGTAACTGGTCAGGGAATGGATGGCATGGATGCCAATACACTATCGGCACTCTCTCAAGGTAAGATATTTAACCCATATGAAGAAGCAATCTTCAGTGGTACAAGTTTTAGGGATCATTCCTTCTCATTCAAGATGCAACCTAAGAATGCACAGGATGTCCAGACCATATACCAGATAATCCACACGTTCAGGACAGCAATGCTTCCTGGTAAGGATGGTAACAACTGGTTGACATTACCCGAGTACTTTAGGATAGCAGTGGTACGATATACCGATAATGGTAAAGAAGAGACCATCACTAACCCAGGATACGGAGCAGGTGGAGGTATGCTAAACGCATTAATGCAATTCCCGACCAAAATGGTATTAAAGGGTGTTGATGTAGATTTAGCACCAGATGGTAATTACGCATCATTGCAATCATGGACTCCAGGTAACAATTTGACCGATTTTGGTCCTGCGTCATATCAGATGACTCTTAATTTCCAAGAAACTCAATTCCTTACTAAAGAATCCTTTGATAGTGTTTCATCCAGAAACAGTGGATATTTCAATTTCGGTAATAATGCTACTCCTTACTCTGGTACTGCAAATACTCCTCCTGGGACACCAGCAGCAGTAGATCCAGATAATAGCAGATCTAGGACTAATCCTAATTACTGGAGAAATCGTAGAGCATGGAGAAGAGGTGGTAGAAATAGAACCGCACCAAGATCAACAGCAGGGAGTCAGACCTAATGTCAAATTATTTCAAATATTTACCTGATGTCTATGTAAGGACATCTAGTTACAGACAGAATAATGTCGATCCTTACACTCTTGGTAAGAATCTCTTCAGAAGGATCAAAATCAAGGATAACCTAGATGACGCTATTTTGGGTTTTACTCAATATACGATTCCAAACGGTATGAGACCAGATCAGGTTGCTCTGGAGTTTTATGGTGATATGTCAATGGACTGGGTGATATTACTAACAAATAATATCATTAATGTGTATGAAGATTGGCCCATGGAGGAAAATGAGTTATGGGAGTATCTCGTAAGTACATATGGTGAAACTGAAGCAAGTGCAGTTGATCACTGGGTAACACAGAGAATTAAAGATGGTAAAGGAAGAGTAGTACTAAGGGAAGGCATCGAAGTGCCTGAAGACTTCACATATAAGTTTCCTGATGGAAGTGTCTATGATAAGGAAATGACCGTTAGACCTGTTACCACGTATGAGATGCATTCTGACGATAATGAGAAAAAACGCAATATTTACCTTTTGAAGCGAGAATACCTAGGAGCGTTTGTTGAAGAATTTGAAGAATTAGTCCAATATCTTCCAAATCAAGAAACTAACGAATTGAAGCAATTTAAGAAATCTACAGATACAGTCCAAGAGCAGTTTATTAACGTTAAACCGACTTATAGCACAAATATCGGTCAGAGCAGTTCTATCGAATTTGCGGCTCAAGAGGATTATTCATCTAGGACGTTTGATACCTCTGGTGCTACTATTAGTGCAGGTGATGTATTATCGGATGGTAGCACAGTGATAGTAACAACCAGCACAGCAGGTGTTGATGATAATACCACAACTACCAACCAATACGGTACTGGATAATTTAAAAAACCCTACAGACAAAAAAATACCCCCGATTTTTTCGGGGGTTTTCCTTGTTCAAAAAGTCGAATAATATATCAACATCTGTACCAGCGAATCTCAGACCAACTTTTCATGTACCCTCGCTGGTATCTCTCATCACCATTGGATAACCTAGTCCAATGACCAGGTACCCACTTCTCATAATCCACAACCCTTTCACATCTTCTCCACCTTCTATGTGGATGCCCGTGTCCATGCCCGTGATCGTACCTCCAATCTCTCCAGTCAGGAGACCCATGGTCGTGACCATGGTGATAAGACTCTACAAACGGCTCCCAAAACTCATTCCAAGTTAGTGCTTCTGCCCGTACTGGTGTCGTGATACCAATTAGTAGAAGTGGGAGCAGTAGTAGTTTCTTCATCAGTCTTCGTTAGCTAGAGAGGCAAAATAAGAAAGATCGGGTGAGTCACCTGCCCCTTCTATTTCTTCTATCTTAGCACCAAACCCTGCCTTAGCGGGGGTAGGTGGGTCCGCTTTAACAACTGGACTACCGATAGGAAGGATCTCTTCATCCTCCTCGTTTGATCTTACCACTGGTCTAGCACTCTTATTTAATACTAGATTCAACCTTGTTGATAAGTCCTCATATGACTTGAAATTCTTAAGGTCAGTGAATTCCTTTAGGGAATGCTCAGACTTCCAGAGTGCTTCAAGTTTATCATCATCTAACCCACCAGCAACTGATGGTACATCAAACTCACTCTTATCATAGTTCCAATATCCACCAATGGTTTGGATCTTGATCTTAAAGTTTGCACCTTTCCAAAGATCGAATGGATTGATAGGTGTCTCATCCTCAAATTGAGGTTGCATTGCACTAGCAATCTTATCATGGATCTTCTTGCCATACTTATAAAGAAATACTCTACCCTCATTTTCTGGGTGGAGTTGGTCTTTAATAACAAGGATGTTACTGTAGTAAGAAAGCTTACGCTTCTGCTTACGTGCTGTATCCTTGTCCGCATCCAGTCCACTATTCCATAGTGTCCTATTTAACTCTCCAACTGGATCCTTCTGGTTAAGTGTGGTAAGAGAATTCTCTATGTACCAACCACCTGGTCCTTGGAATGCGTGACTCCATACCTGTGCCCATGGGAGATCTTCTCCGTCTGGCTCTGGAAGGAATCGTATTACTGCGTAACCGTTACCTGACTTGTCCACTTCTGGTTTCCAGAGTCTTTCATCTGGTCCTCTGCCCTGAGGCTTGGACATGTTCTCGATCTGTTGTGTAAGCTTGGAGAATGTACCAGACTTACTCTTTAGACTTGCAAATGACATTCGTATTTGTCTCCGAATTTGTATTGTGATATTGCTACTGGATTATAGTAGCATAGTTATTTAGGTGTGTCAACACCCTGATCTCTGAGATCCTTCCTCCATGTCCTTAGCTTCTCTTCCATGTGGTCTAGGATCATTGTTAGATTCATTCCACCATGATAGTCACCAGACATCATGTCGATCTTTGATTTAATTTCCTTTGCTGAGTCATCATCTTGCAACTCATTTGCTGCTAGTTGTAACCGTGCATAGAATACTTTCTGTTTAGCAACCAACTCTAGAGTCTTCTCGATGTGATCTAGTCTCTCTTCGGGTGAGAACTCTTGAAGTCCTGAAGACATCTTCAAGAGCTCAGTATAACACTCTTGAATCTGCTCCAACTCTGCTTGTACAACTTCTGATTTAAAAAAATTGTCAGTCATAGGTTTAAAATTGCTTTACTCGTGCGTTTTATATAATTTAGTTGTTGTGCATCCCATTTGATCTTATCCTTGAGTGGTTTAGATATCAGTTTACCAACTGTCTCCACCTCTATCTCAAACTCTTCACATACAGATGCTACACCTTCAATGTAATTTATAAGACCTTGACTTGCTTTAACCCTATCTTCAACAAGGGATGTAAACTTACCTTGGGTCATAAACTTCTCTTCAATTTCCTTCATTGATCTCCTCATGATATGTGTTTATCCAATCGACAAGGGTATCCATGAAAGGATTCTTATCATATCTCTGCTCAACTTGCATACTACCATCTTCAGCAACAGATAGAGTGACTAACTTGTCCACCTCAATACCTGTTAACTCATAGTACATGTAAGCATACGCTGCCTCTTGCACAAAGAATTTCTCTAAGTGCTCCACCTTCTTGAGACTCTTGGTGGTCTTGAAATCTATAATAGCAAGTTCGTTATCAAACTCAGCAATACAATCAACCCTGCCAGCAATGCATAGAGTAGAAGAGTAAAGAGGGGCTTCAATAGCGTGAATATTATCAATACGATCAAGAGTCTCACGAGCAGACCTAAAAAGGTACGTGGGAAGACCCTTGCTCTCTTTATCTTCCTCCAATTCATTTTTTAAATACTTCTCCACTAAGTTATGGTACTGAGTGCCTCGCCATGCAGATGACCGTCTGATCTTCTCTGCTTCAGCAAATCCAACTCGTTGTTGCCACTTTAGTATACCATGCTTTGACTGGTGTCCGACAACAGTTGTAACACTTGGCATCCATCTGTCATCTATCTTATAGAAACGACCTTGGTCCATTGTCCTACTTGTAACCTCCTTAAGAGGTTTAGCAGGACCAACATAATTAAACATTAATCAAATCCCATTTCAATTTTAGTGATGAGGTATTCTCTTATGAATCCTGACCTCACGATGTCATTGATATCAAACTCTACACATGCAAACGATGGCATTGCTTGTACAATCTTCATAAAGTCTAGCACACCAGTCCTCTCATTGGTCTTAGTGAGGTCTGACTGTGAGTAATCACCTGAGAATATGATCCTACTATCCTGACCAACACGAGTAGTGATTGAATCTAACTCGTGGAAGTTTAGGTTAGAGAACTCATCCACTATTATAATGGACTTGTCAAGGGTCACGCCACGTAAGAATGATGTAGACCAGAAATCTATAGTCTCTTGTCCTCTTAGGTTGTCATACAATACTTTAAAGGATGCCTCATCAGGCATGTGGAACATGTATCGTACCATATTTCTGTATGGTATCTGATACAAGTCAGACTTATCTTCTGCATCTCCTGGTAAGAATCCAATCTCTCTGGTAGGTACTAATGACCTGACCATGTAGACCTTCTCATATGGGGTGGAAGGATCTAAGACTGACTGTAGTGCTAGGTAAAGACTAATGAATGTCTTACCAGTACCTGCACAACCATGGAGTACAAGGTTCTTACCCTCACCATAACTTTCAAAGACCGTAGTCTGATTCTCAGTTAATGGTTCAATAGTCTTGAGATGATCAAGATTTATTGGGGGTTTCCTTTTCATTGCTCTGGTGGCACCGTTGCCGTTGCCATTCTTCTTCTTACGTGCTGGCATAATCTAAGTGTACCTCGATAAGTTAGCACCTGGGTGCTTCTCTTGTACTTTACTCATAACTTCTTTGAATCCATCTGATTGTTTAGGATCACCGTATGTTATCCCACCGATCCCTGCGGACCAGTCTTTATCCCAATCAGGATTCTCTTTTCTCCACTCATCGTAGGCTGACATAGTTAGAGAGAGTTCTTTCTTCTCCCCTGTATTCTTATTTATTACTGGGTATGTTGGCATCATTCTATCCGTAAACAAGGTTGAGTGTCTTCCCATCCATCAGTGTTGGGTTTGAAACCATACTGACAGTCACAGTCATCTACATCGGGACACCACCCTAATGCTTTAGAAATGGTAGGGAAGTTACAGATGAAGTGGTCACGACATAGGTTTGCTATGTCCATGTGCTCCTTCTGTGTACCATTAGCAGTGCGTAACTGTATGTAATGCATCCATGATCTAGCACTACCAGTCATGTATATTCTGGTGGGTGTTGCTAGTGGGAGAACAAACCTCGCACACTCCTTCGCAATGCCCTTAGATAATAGGTCATTGTATAGGTCCATCCCTTCTTGGAAGTATTGCGAAATTCGGCCTTGTAAGAACGCCTTCTCCGTTTCTGCGAGGTCATCTATACTATTCTGTCTATTCTTCGTGTCCTGTCTCCTTAGCTCAGGTACTTCAGGTTGATCAAGGAGATTAGTGTCAGCATATCGCTGACTAAATTCTTGGAAGGTGAAGCTACGATGCCTTAGTACTTGAGCAGCAATACCTCGTGTGGTATTGATCTCTAAGGTCATGTGTGCTTGCTCAAAGATAGACCAATGTCCATGGTCTATACAATACTTCAATAGTTTATCAACCTTCGGGTTGTCTTGGTTGTTAGGATTACTTACTCGTGCGACATAACCTATAGTTTTCTCGGCATCGGGTGTAACACTAACTAAACATACTTTAGTCATTATTAGGTTTGAATAATATTCTAGAGATTATATAGAGTCCCATTGCAGACCAGTATCCTAACACAGGTAACCCAAAAATGGTTGGGACACATGCATTCCATACTAACATCAGTACTACAGGGGACACAAATAGATTTGCTACTGCCGTCACGATTTGCTTACCCAACTCATAATTTTTCTCTTCCTCGGTCATCTCAGAAGGATCCTTCTTTGGTTGCCTTGGATCAAAGTATACTGTCATGGCATCTCAATTTCTGCTACGTTACAAAACTCTCTGATTTTATCATCTACCTGATTGTAGATAGGTGACAGGTCTAAGTCCTGTCTGATTGCATGAGCAATCATATCACATTGATCCTCTGTTAGACAGTGATCAGGATGCAGTGCATTACACACTGGGATACGCTTCTCAACCAATTCATTAAGGTTGATTCGTATCTCGTAGTCTCTGTAAACTGGCATTACTTCTTCTTGGTCTTCTTTTTAGGTGGTATTGCTGACAGTGGATTAGTGTACTGACCAGGTGCTCTAGCACCCTTAGTGTATGACATCTTCTGCATACAATGACCAAATATATCGAAGTATGTGTCAAAGATATCAGTTGCACCACCCATGACTATATCAAACCATACCTCATTATCCTTCTTTAACTCTAGCAGGTATGCATTGGTTGGCAATCCTTTATCTTCAGCAGCATCAGGAGTGACTCCAGTTGATATAACCGAGCACCCCCATCCTCTACCATTGATCTCAGCTACCTGCTCATCAGTTAGTTTCATCTGCCTCTATTACCCCACTCTATTGAAGGGAATGCCTCTTTAACTACTGCATGTGTGATGCGATACTTCTTATGAAGTGTCTTATTGATTGCCTTGATTACAACCTCTGCCTCATCAGCATGGAGTCCTTCAAGCATCTGTATAAACATGCTCTCTACCTTCATGTTAGGTAGTGTATCATCACCACCCTTAAAGAATCGATAGAGTTTAGTTGCTTCCTTCTCTAGTAGAGTATGTTCAGTACCTACAGGTGCCTCATTCTTACGATAAGGTACATCCTCACCGAGAGGGACACGAGGTGTTAAACTATCATCATAATTAATAACAAACAAAGACCTTAGTGCTGTTGTGTTGTTATCCTTGAGGATCTCAACCTTTTTTGCTTTGGTCTTAGCGTTGTGTGCCTTTTGAAGCACCTCAGAAATCATTAGTTTCATAATTTACTCGTCTTCATCGTCTATTGTATCATCTTCGTCGTGAATACGCAAGTATATTAACTCACCAGGATCAACAGGTCTACCTTCGTCATACATTTCAGGGTGCATAACCATAGCAGCATACTCTGCTCTCTCCTTCCACTCATCGAAGACATTCTTTATGTTCCATGCTACCACAAAACCTAAAAGAAAACTACCTATTGTTAGGAAGAATGCGATGTAATAAAATGCAACGTCATCCATAGGGTATACCTCCTAACTTTTTTTTATTTAGTCTTCCTTGGACGCCCTGGTTTCCGAGTGTCATAGTATTCTCTTGCATCATCTACAAGAGACTGGAAGTACTTCCTAATCTTACGTGCTTGTGGCTTAGGGATGTTACCGTATGCTTCAGACATATACTTGTCTCTTGCAATGTACTCGGATAACTCTCCTGCCACACCAGTTAACTCATCCATAGAGGATGAGTCTATTAATTCTTTTGTCTGTTTGCGTGTCCACTTGTTTCCTTGTAGATACGTCTTCATATTAAAGAGGAACCTTCCATTCAACATCGCTTCGTCTATCGCTCTGTCGATAATGGTATAGAGTTCTTCGGATGCGTCACTCATCATACGTACTGATTCTCTCGGAGGTATTTAACAGTTTCGGTACAACCACCCTTCTTTTGTCCATTGATAATGACTTGAGGGAATGTAGCACCTTGACCAAACTCACCTTTGAATTGGTCTCTAGTAAAGTTAACATCTAATTTGTATTCTGCATAGCCCCAACCCTTAGATCTATAGACTTCCTTAATCTTTGTGCAGTAAGGGCAACCCTCTCTCGTATAGATTGCTGTGTTTCCTGGTGTCTTTTCGGCCATAGTAATAGTAGTGGAAAGAAAAAAGGGTCTCGTTAAGAGACCCTTTATATAGTGTGATATTAACCTTCTGTTTTAGAAAGTAAACTTAACACCAGCTTTTGCACCCCAGTTAACTAGAGAGTCGCCTGTTGAATCTTCGTCTGTGATACCAGAGATTTCTCCGTATACAGATGTAGCATCAGCGATTGCATAAGCAGCACCTACTTTACCAGAGAAGTCTAGGTCTGTATCATCAGCAGCTTCGCTGTGATTTACAGCAGGACCACCTTGTACGTAGTATGCAAGCTTACCAGATGTATTTACTCCTTCGTAACCTACATGAATGTCTGTAGTAGCAGAAGAATACTCACCATCAGGGTAAGATAAGTTGCTCTCAACATTCACATATGGACCAGCAAAAGCTGCACCAGCGAGTAGGAATGGAGATGCTGCGATAGCAGCGATTGTTGATTTGATTGACATGTGTTTTTAATTGTCTCGCATGGGCCATAAAAATACCCTGCGGATGATAGTCTCCCCGACATGGGAAACGTTTTTTAAATCCAACACAGGGTTACGATGATTTCGAGTCCTTTGTTAAGAAGTATTTATACTATCAGGTATTGCGGGATACCGTCAAGGGGGGTTGTGCCAGTTCACTAACTGGCATAAGGGGATCCATCTTAAGGAATTGTTCGTTGAGATTGTAGAACAGTTTATAGTTACGAGTGTTAACCCAGTACCCTATAATATCATTGCCATCACAGTGGTATCCATACCCTGTGACAGGCTCATCAACCCCATCAATACGAAAGGTCTTACTACTTCCGATGTAAGACCCAAACTTTTCCTCCAGATTAATCATTTGTATCTTGTGTTTTGGTTAGTCTATCACGTAGTTCGGTTTCTTGCTCAGGTGTGAGTGCCACTTCTTCAGGTGTACCCTCCTCCTCTCGTGGATCAATATACTCGGCCATTTTGCCCAGATCCTGCTGCAAATCTTCAGGTAGCTGGTAGTCAGCACCCTTCGGTTTGTAGTCGAGACCTTTGATCTCAGCGATAGGACTCTTCCAGTACTTCTTCATCTTCTTGAGCATCTTCTTCTTACCCTTCGGGTCGTCTTTAAATTGCTCAATCACTTTACGAAGTGCCTTCAATTGTTTTGAAGACTTCTCAAGAGATCGCTCTGCGTTTGCTTCTCTACCTGTAAAACCTTGTGACATAATATGTATGCGTTTGCTGACTTAAGTTGTAACTGATGTGATAATAATCTTAAATTTCACCCTGAATTTATTTCTATCAGTAGTGAAGTACCACACTGGTGATGATTTGTTGTGTGATTCTTGGTAGACTGCTTCCTTTGCTATCCTCTTAACTAGATCATCATCCTCGAACCATGCGACCACTGGTCGTGATGGTATCTTAAACCCTGATTCATAGTCTGGATAGTATGGAGTAGTCAGTTGGTCCTCATGGAAGGGGTCTCTTACAGGAGGCCATGTGCAGACAAACTCTGCTGCTTCAGTGTATCCTTTACCAGGAGATATAACATCAATGATATGTATCACTGCTTGCCAGTAGTGTACGTTACGTGAGTTAGCACTGAAACTTGCTACTGTTGGGTAGAATGTAATACCTACACGTACCTTAGCAGCATTAGCATAGTTAGATGCACCAGTACCAGCGAAATTATCTAAGGTGTAGTCGTGAATGAATGTAATAGGTGAGAAGTATGTGTCTCTCCATGTTGGAGTGACCGTCCACCCATCCCATAAGTTTGCTACTACTGCCTGATAACCTGGGGTGCTCTGCTCACCTAGAGTATACCATGGCACTGATCCTTTAGCAAATGTAGTAGGTGCTGCTTGTAACAACATGTCTTTGTTGCTTGCAGAGAACTCACCTACTAGAGTCTCAAACCTAGTGACCAAATGATTCTCTAAGAGGTGGTTGTAACACCCTGAGAGCATCCTATACTTATACGTTGGTAAGATTGTATCACTGAAGTATTCATTCTGATCTAGGACATATCCTGTATCGATGTAAGCACCAGGAATGTTTGGCATCAATGGGTTATTAGTATACCTAGTCTCACCTGGAAGCACAGCAGGTACTTGATTGGTACCATGCATTGCAACAGGTGCACCACCTTCCCATACATTAGTGTATGGATCTCCTGGATCTGGAGGTGATAGATCTATCCAAGTCTCGGTTGACTTACAACCAGGCTCCCATTCAAACTCACCCATGTTAGTAGGACGGAATTGCATTGCCATCCCAGTGACCTCACCAATGTTTGAAGTATTATCTTGGAGATCATTAGCGACTGCTGCACCCTGAGTAGATCCTTGCACGTCATCATGTGGTAGAGTGCCTAGATTTAATTTGAATACACTATCAAAGTTAGTACTATTAGTATCATATAAACCTACCTGTAATGCTATGTCACCTGTAACAGGTCCAACATCAATGCTTACTACCTCAAAGGTAAGAGTATCACCTGATGTTATTGTTACATCATTAGCATCTAAGTCCTGTCCTATAGAGGGCCAATACTTTGCTTCAAATTGATTAGTCCATAGATCTACACCATTCTTCTTCGCTTTCAAGGTGAACTTCATACAGTCACCAAACAATCCACCAGCGATACCACCCATAGATACAAACCTAAAGGTACCACCAACCTGTGCAGCTATAGTCTGCTCCTTGTTTAGACTGATAGAATATCCACCACTACACTGTGCACACTCATAGTCAACATCATTTGACTGTATGGTTGGCATCTTCTCACCACAGTCTGTCCTCCTTAGTGTGACATCTCTAAAGGAATGCTTAAGTAACCTAGAGTCACAAGGACTTTCATTCTTTATCTTCCTCATCACCTTGGGTGGTGCTTCCTTACCATAACAGTAGCATTGTATACCTTCGTAAGCATACCCACCAAAGGACCATGTTAGGTTATGCCATAGTCTTAGGTCATCATAGTCATCATCACCTGCAATTAAATCCTCCCACATCTGGTGCTGTTTACCATGCCACTTAGTCTGATCTTTATCAGTGGGATTCCATCTCTTATCAGAGAAGAGACAGTAGTTATTCTGTGCTGTACTGATACCAACAGCACTAAACCCTCCTGAATAAGGTGCATTCAATGGAGAGAAGGTCATAGGTTGTGCTAGGGACAGACTGTTAAGACTTGCACCGTTAGGTATAAGATAGAAACCCATAGTCCCACCAGCATACTGCTCTAGCGTTGCCTTAGAAACGTATGCTCTGTATAGATTGGTACCATTCCTAGCAGTAGTTACAACACAGATACCTTGCTTAGGACCAGTGTCATCTGCTAGGTAGAAACCAAGAGCATTATTATATCCTGCGGTGCCTTTCTCTACATCCATCTCAACGTTGAGATCAGCAGTAGGTTTAGTTGGTATACGATAAGCAAAGTAATCAGGTATCTTAACAGGGAATCCAGACTCCATCATGTTATCGATACTATACATGTGATCGAATGGATTAGGACTGTGGTACCTATACAATGCTTCTGCTTGCTCATTAGGAGCAAGATAACTTCTCATGGCAGTAGCATTAGGGAATACATGTCCTAGTATTTCCCTGAAGACCATACCATTTGCTTCCATCATCGCTCTCTCACCAGCACCCTCAGTGTCAGGCATACCTGGGTTAGTAGTGAGGAATGTATCAGTCTTAGATGGTGAGTAGTACTTAAAGAGTGGTACCGTTACACTTGGTATCTCATACTTAAGTATATAAAATGCTTGTCCACTTGATGTAGCAGTATAACCTGCACCTGGTGCAGCAGAGTCATCATATGCATGGTCACCTGCACTTAGAGCAGCTTCAATCTTGAAGTTACCATTACAATCATTGCCATCATTATCTTTCAGACATAATCTATTGCCACCATCCTCTACTGTGAAACCACCAGTCAATCCAGTGTATGTCACTGACGTGGTGCCAGGTACATTAATAGTGATAGTCTCCGTGACTGACCCACTCCTACCTGTCTGGGTAATTGTAGTACCACTTACCTGTATGTTAGAGACAGCAGTGCCAGCAGTGTTAGGGTTATCATTCCACCAATACCTTAGCACTACAGTAGCAGTACCTGCTGTGCCTGTAGCAACTAGGTCACCATTACTGTCAAAGATTACAGTAGCAGGTTGTGCCACGTCCATCTTGGACTCGTAGATTGGTATCCTCTCAGGGAAACAATTCTCTACACATATCTCAGTCCTGTTACCACTCCACCCATTCATTGAGTGAGTACTACAGTCTGCTTTAGGTGGTGTCCATGCAGCACCGAAGTAAGGTCTAAACAAACACTCCAGTGAATTCCTTACACACCTTTCCCAATCTATATTCTTCTCGCCATCATCAGGACAATAGTATTGCTCCTTCGTCTGGATATGCTCCCAGTATCCGTTGTTTAAATTCTTTAGTAGTCCCTTGACTCTTAACCTAACAACCTCTGCACACTGATCATCACTACCACCCCATGTAATCTTCTCATCAGGGTCGTTAGGATCAGGTAGTTTGATAGTTAACTTACCATTGTCAAGAGGGAAGTCAGGTACTCTTGGATCAATCCACTCTATTATACTACTGAAGTCCCAGATGACTGCATCAGTTTCTATCTCTGGTATGTCAGGAGGTGGTGGTATCACTGGAAGACCAGGATAACAACGACCAACTAGATTCTGTATCACCTCAGAAGGTGATGGATCTGGCTCTACTACAGCAGGTACAAAAGGTACCGTAGGAAACATCGAGTCTAATACGTTAGGAGAGTTAGGCACAGGTCCACCATAACATCTACCAACCAAGTCTTGTATGATCTCAGCAGGACTAGGTGCTGGCACTGGACCAGATGATGTAGCTTGGTTTGGATTCGCTGGATACAGACCATCCAATGCATTGGGTGACAATACACCACCCATTACATTACCGTAACATCGGTCAACTAACTCTCTAATATCCTCGGATGCCATTCAATTATAATATCCTACCTCTTATTTAGTGAGGGTTATAGACCTTTAATACAATTATTGTGCTTGCTATCACAACGATAGCGATCAATGTAATGATGTGCATTTATCTCCAGTTAGTTTTTAATAGGGACTCGTAGTCATTACCTACGAGGTTATGGTGGGCTGACATCACAGATAGGAATGAGTAGTAAGAGTAACCCTCTACGTCTCTCCACTTCTGATATTCTCCCTCCTCTATCTTATCATACAATGATGTCTCGTCAACTGTAAGTGACTTAGCATACTTCCAGAAGGTAGTATCATACTTAGACCCATGGACATAATGATAGAGAAGGAAGGAAGCATTCTCCTTAATCTTTCGTAGATTCTCCTCCATAATATATTCTCTCGACTTCACACCCCAGATGTACTGCAATGTATACTCCAACCATACAAGATACCCAGTGATACTACTGGCCTCCATTGGTTCAATAAAGAAATACTTGTTACCATTCAGGAATGTCCGACCAACAGAATCAACAGGTGTCTTCGCACAATAGTTTGCAAAGGATCTCTTACCTGTAAACTCGGCCACTTTAAATAGGTCTCGGAAATTATCTTCAGCTGTCTGTGTTTTGGTACATGTACTGTTATAGAGGTAGCCTAAGGTAGTACAACTACCAAGAGGTATCACAAAGCACCACCCATCAGGTGTCGCCACTGTCCTCGTGACTGTTGAGTTAGTAGGTGGTAGGTCTGCAAGTATGACACTGTTGAGTGGGTTAGGTAGAATAAAATAATCATCTAGGTTAGTAGGTGATCCACCACAGTCATACACATAGTCAGCATCAATCTCATCAGGTGTTACCCTCTGCTGTACCATGTTAAAGATACCACTGCTACATATATCTTCTTGAAATTTCTTTGGGTTGAAGTGCATTGCAAAACTATTGATTGCAAACTCATGGAACCATCTATGATTCTTACCCCACCCTTCATATAATATACCTGTCTTAGGTGTAGAGTCCCACCCCATACTATCCCATGTCCTCCATAGGGTAGGGTGTTGATCACCTACATCTCCTAGTAATTGTAGTAGGTTAGGCCATGATCCAGATCCTACAGGCTCCGTAGGTTGTGATGAATCATAATACATATCCACTTCTGCGTCTGGAAAATACTTCTTCCATACCAGACCAGTGAGGACACCTGCCAACCCCTTACCAATAATACCAACACGCATAAAAAAAGAGGGTCGTTAGACCCCCTTAGTATAGCATATGAATTAGCGTTAGCCAATAGATGGTGCAAGTAAAGCAACTTCAGATGTCTCAGCAGATGCTAAGTCAAGTGGGAAGTTGTGTGCGTTACGCTCGTGCATTACTTCCATACCTAGGTTTGCTCTGTTAAGTACGTCACCCCAAGTTGGGACAACCTTACCAGATGCATCAACAACCGACTGGTTGAAGTTAAATCCATTGAGGTTGAATGCCATTGTGCATATACCCATTGAAGTTAACCAGATACAAACCACAGGGAATGTAGCAAGGAAGAAGTGTAGTGATCTACTGTTGTTGAATGATGCATACTGGAAGATTAAACGTCCGAAGTATCCATGAGCAGCAACGATGTTGTAGGTCTCCTCTTCTTGACCAAACTTGTAACCATAGTTTTGTGACTCATTCTCGGTAGTCTCTCTGATTAGAGAAGATGTAACGAGTGAACCATGCATAGCACTGAAGAGTGCTCCTCCAAACATACCTGCTACACCTGCCATGTGGAAGGGGTGCATTAATATGTTGTG